TCTGATCGGTTGCGGCGGCAGCACCACTAAGTGCTACACCAACAATATTTCCAGCTAATACTGGGTCTTTACCGTCCACCAAACCATCGGTGTGAGATGGGTGGACTAAATAGCTTTCCGGGAAAGTAATGTGCCGCCCTTCATAGGTCGATGATACCTCTTTCCCTGCGGTATCAAATTCATCATACAAGTTAGTAGGCATTATTTGCCTCCTGAAATTTTAGCCATTTTAGTGGCTTGTTCTTCACTGTATCCGAGAGACAGATAATGCGATTTGAAAGATTCTTCCAAATTGATCTTGTCTTCTTCGATTGTGCTTTCGCCCATTCCAGTGATTTTTCCAGATCCAAAAACTGTTGATAGATATTCTTTTTCTTCTTTGATGGCTGCTTCGATGAGTTCACCGAACTTGACTTCATCCAATTTCTTGTCTTCGGTCAATACTGGTGACTTTGAAAGTTTCTCTACCAAGCGTTTCTTGGTCAGGTCTGGTAATTCTTCCGGCAGCTTCTTCTCAACGAATTCGGCTGCCTGCTTTAGCAAAATTGCTTCATTGGCTTTCTGTAAGGCGTCGTTAGCTTCTTTCAAGGCAGCATCAGAGGTCTTCTGCTTTTCCTCTGCCTCTTTGAGTCGTTTGTCTTTCTCTAACGCTTGAGCCTCAAGAGCGATTTTTGCTTCCTTCAACTCTTTAATTTCTTCCATTTCAATTCCTTTTCTGATTTGTTCTGGATCGCGGTAACTCTCGAAAAGTTCAAGGACTTTGCCACCAGCACCTGGCACGGTTACAAAATCTACGCTTGCCGCGTTTGTTATTTCCTCAACGATCAGCCCTTTCTGACCGTCGGCTTCACCTTGTTCAGCAATTCCAGCCGCCCGTATACTGACGCCAATATGCGGCGTTAGTTCTTTCACGGCAGCCCGGTAGGGTTCAAACACTTTTGCACTGGCATATAAGCCTGCGCCATACAATCCAGAATCTTTCCATTCCGCGTCTGTTACAAGTTCACCAGCCAAATCTCTTAGACTGCGTTCAGGTCGTTCTGATTCTTCGGTCTGTGTTGGGTGATCCCAATACATTTTTAATCCTTGAGTAAACACCTTCCCGCCATCGCGTTTCAGTGTTTCAGCCGGATAATAACCGGATGATCCCCAACCTGGTTTGATGATCCTGATCGGGAAAATACCGTCATCGCCAACTGATTTTTCGATTAGTGTAATAACATCTCCGGTGATGGAAGATTCTGACACTTTGCTGTTAGCGATTTTGATTGCGCTGGCTTCGCATTCTTCGGGGGACTTATCGCAATTTTTCAATACGTTGTTTGCGATTGTGACCCATTTTCCCTTTTGTGCGTCAGTCATCCCCTTTTTATACTTATCCAAATCAGAATCCTTAGTCCATGGCATAGGCACCTACCTTTTTTCATTAAACAAAAAACGACCCAATTTCTCGGGTCGCTATTTTTCAACAGTAACTTTGTGTGCGCTCGCTAATTTAGCAAGCAAGTAAATTGTATCATAAATTTATATATTAATCCATCCTTGTTCCTCTCCAAGTTTGCAGTACCATTCCTGCGCTATGTTCCACGCAATAGGATATGATGTTTCCTCATGCCAAAATCTATGCTTGCTTAAAATTACGCATTTTTGAATATCTCTGAACTTGAAATAATAATATGCTTTATCATTCTTGCAATCTATTTTTTCAAGCTTCATTTTTTCATATATTTCTAACAATAATTCTTCTTTACTAGAGGGAATCACCATCTGTTGGATTTATTTCCTCTCCGACTTCCTCTTCTGTTTCTTCTTTCAGTTCATCGACAATATTTTTTAAGCCGACTACTTCTGGATCTTCCGATTTTACTGGTTTCGCTTTCTTCGCCGCGATAAATTCATTAACTTCTTTCTCTGCGACAGGGGTATAGTTTTTTGCTTCATCATGCTTCCCATTAAAAATAGCTTTCAACCCCGGCGCTTCTTCCCATTTCCCATTTAAATCGACAAATGCGAATTTACCTGCTTTTTCTCGGATGATACTTAGAATCTTATTCTTTGTTTTTCCTCTGCGCGGATCAACAAACTTCAAATATTTTATTTCTGACATTCTGTTTCCCTTTCTTGCTCTACTTATTTTTGCTATCCCACCAATATAATATTCCATATATCACGATTGACACCAGAATTAATATTGGCATAAACTGCAACCATAAACGAAATAGCGATTGCAAAAGTTCAATATCCGTCATTTCTTATTCCTGTTCAACAGTAGGTACATCAAAAACCGAGTCTGAAATATCCATCATTCCATCCTTGTGATAATTTATGTTCGTGTTTTGGCGCACCACATGCAGAGCAGTTTCCGCGTTGATCGTCTACGGTGTATCCCCCACAATAAGAACATAAATTATTCTTTAGTTCTCCATTATCAAATACCATTCCACCAGCACCAGCGGAGTTTACAAACTCAATTTTATTATTCATTTTTTCCTCCATTAGCATTGTATCACTTTTCCCTTTTCCGGCGGGGAACAACGCTTCTTGGGATTTCCAGATATTCTTCAAGCGCCCCCAAAAAAATTAATAACGATTGTCGTAATGCCATTAATAATATTTTGAACCGATCGCCAACAATATGTTTTTCTGTCATCTATCCTCTCTAGCAAAACGAGTTTGTAAATTGCATCGACAATAGGGATGACCCAATGGTCTATCATGTCCGCTCGGAAATGGACTATCTAATGGGATCCACCCCACGGCTTCATTTCCGGCGCATATGTCTGATACGCGATCATCACCGACTGTATTCCATGATTTTTCCATTGGCAATCCTGCCATCTGTAAACCCTCTGCCTGCATTAAACTTGCTTCTTCATAGGCATTTCCGGTTTCTGTTACCGCGATTCCCTCAGCTCTATTTCTAATATGTAATTGTGGTTTGCGTTCTGAAAAACTGTTAAACTTGGAACGAATCTCTTTAGAGGTTTTGGAGTAGCTCCATCCTTCTTCGGTGGCATGACTAATGATAGTTCTTAATTGATCTTTCGTTGTGTTGTCTATTTGAGCGACAAGATCAGCGCCGTGCTGATTGATATACTCAACTGCTTTTGGATTTGCAAGGGTGAATGACGGTGATATGTTTATTGTGCCAGCCGGCATCAATCCGGCTTTGATCATAGATGCTATTACCGCAGCGTCTACATCGTCACTGACCAAGCCAACTGTCATATAAGCCACATAATCCCATATATCTTCCCAATCCGGGGGAATATTGGGCGGCTTTTCCGCCTCCTGCAGTTTTTGTTCTGGAAACTCATCGCGCAATTTCTCGAAACCTTTCATAAACATCAACTTCTGTTTATGAAAGAATCTCTCTAACTGTCGAGTAAGATGCAACCGAATTCTCGCTAATTGAATTTCTTTGTCAGTCATTTCTGCTTTTTTAAATACTTTTCAACAAATGCTTCCATTGTTTTTGATAGTTCATAATCATCTTCTTTCACGTGATCAAGCATTTGTTCTACGTTCTGCTCTCCTAATGCTGTCAACAACATCCGCAAAGCATCATCATCGCTTATCATGCCGGAACTCATTTGCCCGCCAAGCGTAATTGCGTTTACCACCGCTTCAACATCTGCGACACGATCAGAAGCAAGAATAGGCGGGAAGTTTATTTCTATGATGTCCTGATAATCCCCCACTTTCCATTTTAGTTGTGGAATTCCATCCTCTGTTTGTACTAAGGTTGCTTTATTCTTCAATGATTCCGTTTTCACAGCCCACAAAAGTACATAGTTTAGAATATCATTGAGTACATCTTTCCAGAATGTCTGCCGGTCTTTCATAGCCAGTTCCGTAGGTCTGTCCAATGATTTAGCAGTTGCTAAAGATCCCACACTTGCATCGCCCATGAATGTTTCTGGTAGTCCAACTGCAGCGCATACCATAAGCAAGATTCTGCGCCCAGATTCCGGTGAAGTAGTGGCTCCGGCTGTTTTAATGGGGGCAAGCGTCGCCCCTTCTCCAGTTATCGCAAATGACCCAACGGTCGGTGGTGGATTGTTTTCACTGTCTGTTTCTGACCAAGTGGTATTGAATTTTGATTTTACTGCCGCAATTCCTTTTGCACCGCCTTTAGTCGTTGCCAGCCATGCAAAGCGAGCATAAGCCCTGGTGATGGTAGCCCAATCTTCCAGAAATTCCTTATACGCTTTCGCCCAATCGAGAGCAGAGTAAATTTCGGATACTCCGTATTTCCAATCGCTAAAACCACCGTTTTTGATGTGCATGATGGTGGCACTTGTTTCAATTGGTTTGCCTTTGTATGTTTTTACATTTTTCTTTTGAACATAGCACCAATCTGGATAATAAACCTCGTGCGATTTGCCATTGCTATCTGTCCAGACACGATAATAAAACCACGGTTCTTTAGCGTCATCCGGGTTGGTAACGATCTCTTGAATTTGCGAAAACGGGATTGAACGAATCCTTACTTTTCCGGTTTTCAATTTATCTACAAAGAACACTAGGAAAATATTTCCGTCACATTCTAGATCAAGTTCTTTGGTCATCTGCGCAGTATGACCGGTCAACTCCTGTTGATTTTTTCTATCGGAAAGAAACTGTTGCAGGACCTTGTCAATTTCTGGGTCTTTGGATTTTATGGTTATCCCCTGCCCCCATACATAGTAACGTTTGACATTTACTCCACGATTGATGAGTGGGTTCTTTAGATACATCAGACGGGACAAGTAAGATATTTTTCCAAGCGCTTCCCTGGAAAACTCATGCTCGCCTTCTCCATAAAGAATCTTAGTCCAGCTCAAATCTTCAAGAGCCAACTCCAATTCAGCTAATCTTTCTGTAAGGTTGTTGCGCTCGATGGAATTTTTGGTTCTTATTTCTTCCAGTTCTGGTTTGAGAATGTTTTTAGCAATATCATTTATTATGGTCATGGAAAACTCCTGACAAGGCAATTCGTCTTAATTCGCGCATTTGAGAAGCAGCAAGATATTGGCGATATTTTTCCTTACTTTCTTCTAAAACTTTATTGGAATAACCAATAATAACATTACGGAATATTTCATTCATCTTTTCCTTATGTGTTTTTCTTATTTTATCCAATCCTTCAATTTTGAGAACTATATTCATTTCTGCCTCCCGCTTTCATAGAGCCTTTTTACTCGTTCATAATCAGACGGATGCACTATCCGTATAATTGGTTTATACGCACGCCACAGATCATTCATTGCTTTTTCAAAGATTTCTTTTGTAAGAACGGGTGTTTTGGATTCTTTATTAATATCTGTCATTTCTTCCTCCTAGAATGGTGAGATGTTTACTCTTTCGTCATACGTCACAATTGTATTATACTCTCCAGCAGATAGTTCTGTCATCGCCCATACTTTGGCATCCAACCTGTTTGGTGATTTATCACCTGGAACCCACAGGCACAACTCATCCTCAAGCTCTTGAAATACTCCAACATGATGATCTCGACCATTTTCAGCAATTGCAGAGATTGGTTCTGCCCTGGTCGCTTTTCCGCGTGAGGCCCAAACTAATTTTACAGGAACGTTACCAACAGTGCGGTCTTTTTTTCTGGCGTTGATCACAGCTTGCTCGATGACACTTTGTACCATTTCCCCACCGTTATTTTTTTCAGCCACGATACAATCCGCTCTGAAACGGTGGTACGCGATTATTGCTGCCTGCGCCCATGTTTCGGGACTTCCTTGGATACTGTCATCCGCCAGGGTGAAGTAATTCTCTCCAAGTTTCCCAACAGTAACAATCCCGGCCTCGTCCCCGCCAGTAGTCGCGGATGGGTCAACCCCAACAACAATGCGCTCCATGTTTTCAGGCGCTTTCGTTAGCCGGCTCTTTTCAATTCCGCTTCTCAACCATAGAGCACCAGGCGCCTCATCTACGTCCTCAGCCATGATCTCCATGCGGAAAGCTATGGCTGTCATGTCTGACGTAATATCATCAAGGGCATCTTTATTCAGGTGGGGATTATCAAAACTTGTAAAAGTGAATGCTGCATATCTTGGATTTCCAGCATCCATTTGCTCTTTGAATGCCTTATACATCTTTGCGGCGTGTTGTGGATCTCGAGCTTTTGTAACACTTCTAGAATGGAGAGACGGGGGAGTATAAATAAATGTCGCATTCCCGTCGTGGTCAAGCATCATAGGAGCACCAACCAATTCCCAGGTATCCTCGTCCATTAATTGCCATTCGTCCAAATCCAGTTCATCCGCATAATCTCCACGCAGAGTATCCGCATTCCAGGCGGTCTTACCTCTCAGCCGCTGTTCGGTTCCGCGAAGCTCGATGATATGTTCTGTTTCATTCTTGTAATAAACGCCATTTCTTATCGGTTCATCCAGCGCTCTTGTGATAACTGCCCACCACCGGCTTAATTGATCCGAGGTTGGAGTAGCATACAAAACACGTTTTCCAGCAAGGAATTTTTTGATGTCTTTAACTGCAACGCCAACTGTCTTTCCAGACCGTCGCCCAGCCCTGATGATCTTGCGCTTTGCGGGGCTATCAATAAACGCCTGCTGCTTTTCATGGGGTCTCGGTAGAATTATCTGCAATTCCATCTTCGTATTTTACCTTGATGGTAACATCGCCATCAAATTCTACTTTATCTGTAAATAGAGCGTGATGCTTACCCATCAATTCCAATGCCTTCATGCGGTCATGCAGCTCAACCTTTAATCCATTTGGGGTTGGTGTTATGGATTTAATGAGATTTAAATAACCCTGTTCTTTTGCGCGCAAGAAGTTAAAAGACGGTCTGCCTTTGTCATCAATATCTATTAGCTTATCAATGTCAGCACGCCCAATATCTCCAATGGCCTGAATGACCTCATCTGCCGACATGGCAGATTCGTCAAGCCTGCGCTTGATTTCATTTGCAATTGCAAGTTTTTGCAAGTTTTCCCAACCAATAGTATGAGCAGAGCGTTCAGAATATCCAGCGTTCAATGCCGCTTGAGTAGCGTTCCAGCATTTCAGATATTCGTCAATAAATATTCTCTGCTTTTTACTTAGCGCCATTACATCCCTTGCTCTGCCTTTAGTGCCGACTGTACCACGCTAGATACGTGCTTTAATGCGTCCAATTCCGCCTTGATCTCTGCATACCTGCCGCTCACATGGACAAATTCTGTTTTCAATTCCAGGACGCGCCCACCGATCATCAATAACAAGTCCTGCTTCTGTCCATAGTCCATTGCGACTACTTCAGACGGGGTCAGGTCGAGAGGATTATCCATTGTATCATGGATCATGCATTTTCCGTCCTTATCTCCACTTGATCTCCATCGCTATCCATTACCATGACACGCGTATAGTCTACCGCCGGGATATACGCGCCATATTCACAGTCATGCCCCTCAACAACGGAGTAGAGTTTTCCACAGTTAGGACACTCAGAGTAATGGTCTATTTTAGAATCCATACCTACATTATAGCATTAAATGGATCGGTCGCCCTGGCAAGAGAGCGACCGATTGGAGGAACACACTCTCGTGGAGAGTTAAATAATTATAGCATTTTTCGGCGAAGTTCGCCAATTAATAGAACAAAAAACTTATGACAAATGTCATATTGGCTAACCCAACGGTAGGATATATACTATAGACAATCAAGTAACAAAAAAGGAGAAATGAAATGACC